AACAAGAAGATAAACAAGAAGATAAACAAGAAGATAAACAAGAAGATAAACAAGAAGATAAACAAGAAGATAAACAAGAAGATAAACAAGAAGATAAACAAGAAGATAAACAAGAAGATAAACCGATATATATGGGTAAATCTATATGGGACAATTTAGAAATATCAACAATGACGAATGAGAAATTGATTAAATTTGATATTGATTCATTAAAATCACAATGTTTTAATATGTATAAACAAATGACAAAAGAAAATATTGATGAAATGGTAAAAATGCATAAAAAAATGATGGAAACAATTAATCAAAATATTAACAAAACAAATGAAGATGTTTGTTCAAAAATTGATCTTGAATTCAAGGAAAAAATAAGACAAATATTCAATGGAAAAACATTATATGATATTACAGATGAATGTTTAGAAATTGATGTTGATGAAAAAGATGAATGTATTGATAAATATACTTTAGTAAAAGGAACATTAATAAAATTAATTAAAAGATGTAGTAAATATGACGAAAAAAAATATGAAAAAGTCGGAAATTTATTTTTAGATAAACTTGAAGAAAAACACAACGAAAAAATAGTATTATATATGAAAAGTAATGTAGGAAGCAGATATCATTTTCATACTTTTATTACTAATTATGCGAATTACATTGTTATATACAATTACAATTCAGATGAATATGAAAGTTTTATTGAAAATTTTGATTTTAATATTCCAATGGATTATATTAAGATAATTAAAATGGTATTATCAGCAAATATTGAACATAAACCAAGTAATAAAACATCGGAAAAATATGAAGCCATATATCCTCATCTTATTTTAGATAAAGTTTTACCAATGATTAAAGATGAATTATATTCAAGAAAGTTTATACCATTATATGCAAAAGAAATTATGGATGAAAATGAAAGAATGAAAAAAGATTATGATAATTTTAAACAAGAAAAGAAAGAATTTGATAAACTTTATAAAACACATTTAGAAGTTGAATCGTGTAGAAAGAAACTAGAAAAAAAAGAAGAATCATTAAATGAAAAAGAAAAAAAATTAAAGATTGTAGCGACTAAATTAAATTTAGAACGTGAAAATTTAGAAAGTGAGAAAAAAAAACTTAAAGAAATTGATTTAACTGACATGTAATATGTTAGTAAATATTAATTAAAATAAAATTAATTAAAATTATAATTATATAATCTTAATATATAATTATAAGTCCATAAATAAGTTTTATAAAATTATATATGATACTTATAATAATATTTATAATAATAATATTTATATTTTTTATAAAACCAATAAGAGAAAAATTTGATGCTAAAATTGAACAAGTGAGTGAGAATGAATGTGGTACAATGTGTACAAAGGTAGTTGGATGTGCGGGATTTGGATATTGTAATGATAAGTGTTGGTTGGCGAGACAACCTATAATTGGAAGACCTGAAAAGTCTTTATATTTAGAGGATTATAAACCGAATATTAAGAGATGTAATAAATTTTATACGATAAGTGATTTATATATTGCTGCAACGGGCGATTATCAAAAAAATATGTCATATGTATGTCAAAATGGAGAAAATGGCGATTTAGTGTTAACAACATATTTAAATGATAAAAAGATTCTTGAAAAACCAGAAGATATTGATAAAATAATGATACGTGATTATCCAATGAAGAATGTTAAATGGCCGGCGCCATTTGATAGGAATACAATAACAAGTGAATTTATAAATTCTATTGTGAAAGATGAACCTGTACAAAATGTATATGTTATGCGGAATATTAATGATAAGATTGAAGGCGATTATTTATATGATCATAAGTGTGTTTCTAATGTTAATGAATTAGATTGTATACAAGATTGTTTGGAAAATAAAGATTGTGTCGGAACTGAATGGATTCCTGAAATGGAAGCTAATAATGAAAAAACAATAAATATTTGTTGTCCAATAAAGAAAATAAATAAAATATTAAATAATAATAATAAAGATAATTTATATTTTGTTAAAAATAATATACAAAAAAATGATATTGATAAAAATAAAGCTATAATTATTAAATAAATTATAATTAGTTTATAATTATAATTAGTTTATAATTATAATAAATTTTTAGAAATTTATTATAATCATAATTATTTATTTAATTTAACTGTCATTTTTATCTTCTTTTTCTCTTTTCTTAATCCATATTTTATAGCAATCTAAAAATTCGTTAATTTCTTTTTTCCACATATCTTTTTCCGATGTATTAACATAATAGTCATATTCTTTTTGTTTTTTATTATATTCAATATTAAGTTCATTTATTTTTTCTTTAGTAACTGCGAACATGTTCATTCGTGTTATATAATCATATGTTTTTTCATTTTCTTTAGCATTTAAGTCTTTTGATAATTTAGGATATTTAAGTTTTTTTAATTTATGAATGATTGTTTCAAATGTTTGTTTATCAATTATTATTTTTTTATTTAGTTTATCTTTAATGAATTGTACTTTATATTTTAGGAATAGTAATTCATTACCTATTAATTTAATCATATATTTTTTTCTTTTAGTGTACATTTGTAATCTATATTCATAAAATTCGTTTAAGATATCAATAGCTGAGTTATATTTCGTTAATATTCCTTTAGTATTATATAAGTTATAATTATTTGTTGATAATGTTGAAGATATTTTCAAAAATTTTTCTAATCCATTTGATTTAATTAGTTTTTGGAGTTCATTTCCTTTAAATTTGATTTCAAAATCAATATTATTATTTCCTTTAGCGCGCCATACACTAATTAATTTTTTTCTATAATCATTTTTATCTGATAATTGGGATTCTAGATATTTTTTATAATCGTCACCAGAAGTTTTAATTGGAATTTCGGTTATCCGTACAGTTTCATCATCAATGATTTCGTATTTACCAGTTATTTTATATTTATTTTTAATTTTTTCTATTGTTCCATTAAAACCGTAATACCAAGGATCTAATTTTTTGATTATGTTTCCGTTCATAATTTTGATTAAATCTTTTGCTAGTTCAACTGGATTATACATTAATATATTTGTACTTGATCCTGTTCCTATTCCAATTGATCCATTTATTAAAATTATTGGTAATATTGGAATAAAATTTTTATATTCAACAATATCGCCTTCATCAATAATATTTTCAAGAATGCAGTTATCTTCTACTCTAAATAATTTTTCAGTTATTGTTTCAACATAAGTATAAATATATCTTGCACTTGCATGTTCATCACCAGCACGTGTTCCAAATGAACCGCATGGATTTAGTAAATTAATATTATTACTGCCAGTAAAATTTTGTGCTAAATTAACTATTGCTTCTTGTAATGATGCTTCACCGTGTTTATAACCTGTATGTTCTGATATATATCCAGCTAATTGTGCAACTTTAATTTCTTTTTGTCTTTGATTTTTAATAAAACAAGCATATAATATTTTTCTTAATGATGGTTTTAATCCGTCGCATATAGAAGGTATTGATCTAATATTATCATAATTTGAAAAATGTTTCAGATCTTTATTAATAAAATCACTATATGTTACTTTACATTTATCATAATTTAAAATATCATTTGAATCATAATCAATGAGCCATTTTTTCCTTTCTGTTTCTCTTGATTTTCCAAACGCCATTTCAATTGATTCAAAAGATTTACTTTTTAAGATTTCTAATTCTTGATCAACAGATATAATTTTATCCTTACTTTCTTCTGTTGTTTGACTTGATGTTTCAGTATCAGTGTCTGATTTGTTTTGTTGTATTTCTATATTAGTTTTTTCCCATATAAATGACACTATACGTTTTTCAAATTCATTAAATACTTCTTTTGCTTCTTGTCGTGTATGTGTTCCTAATCCTTTGTAATATTTAATTTTAAAACTTTTTGTACTGTTATTATTCATCCAATTATTATAGTCTGTTAATGTATAAAACGATAAAACTGCTTTTTTATTTGTTGCTCTAATAATTGGAGTCGCCATTGTTTGAATAAATCCATCTTTTAATAATAATGTTGGCCAAAAATGTTGGAACATATTTATTATTAATCCTCTGATATGTGCTCCATCTAAATCTTGGTCTGCTAATATAATTATTCCTCCATATCTTAATTTATGAAATTCTTTTGTATCAGAATAATCTTTTCCTTGACGTAAACCTAAAATTTTTTTTATATTGATAAATTCTTTATTTTGGTTAATTTTTTTAACTGTTGCTTTTCTAACATTTAATAATTTTCCTCGTAATGGAAAAACACCAAATTGTTCTCGTCCAATAACATTTAAACCAGTTACTGCAAATGATTTTGCCGAATCTCCTTCAGTTAAAATTAATCTACATTCTTTTGCCCGTCTTGTTCCGGCCCATTTAGCATCATCTAGTTTTTCTAATCCTTTCAATGTTGTTACTTTCTTACCATCTGTTTTTTTTAATAATGTTTCTTCTTTATATTGTGCATATGACACGACTTCATCAATTAAACCTGAATTATAAATTTTCTTCATAAATGCAATACTAACTTCGCATGTCGATCCAAAATTTAAATATTTTGTTGTTAATATTTCTTTTGTTTGTGATTCAAATGTAGGATCTTCTATAACTGCATCAACAAATATTGTTATATTATCTTTAACTTGTGATGGTTTTATTGATAATTTATATTTATCATTTACATATACAGCAATTTGTTTAATAATTTGATCCAATATATGATTAACATGTGTACCGCCATTAAATGTATTTATTCCATTTACAAAAGATATTTGTCTGAATCCATTTTCTTTATCAAATACAACACCAATTTTCCATCTATCATTAATTTCTTCATAAATTAAATTTTTATCTTCTATTTTTTTATAATGCAATTTAATAAAATCTTCAAATGTATCAATTTTTATTAAATTATTATTCAAATATACTTTTACATCTTTATTAGTGCATGCTGCAATATCATATATCCTTTTTGTAAATAACAAAATAATATCATCATTAAATCCTTTCAATCCAAATCTCTTAAAATCTGGATAATATGTTATTTTTGTATATGATTTTTTTGTTTTTGTTATCTTTGGTTTTGTTTTATTTTGCATATTGTTTGTATATGTTTGTAAAAATTGTTTTTTTCCATCTGCATTATCAACAATGAATTTTTTAGAAAATATATTAGCTAATTTAGCACCATATCCATTTTTTCCACCAACTATTTTTCCTACTTGATCATAATTCCCAGATGATCGTAAATCTCCAAATAAAAAATCAGGAACATATTCTTTATATTCTTTATGAATTTTAACAGGAATTCCTAATCCATTATTCCAAACACTTAAATATCCATCTTCTTTATTAATAACAACTTTAATTATATTACATGAATTATCTTTTACTGTTTGATCCCTCGCATTAACTATTAGTTCATCAAATGTTTTATATAATCCCGAAATAAATTCAATTTCCTTTATTACTATTTTGTTATTTTCTAAAACCCACATGGATCTTTTATCAGCTTTAATATTTCCAACATACATGTCAGGTATATCTAGTACATGCTGAATTGGATTTTTCTTTTTATATGTTTCTTCTATTGTTTTTGTTTTTTGCATATTTAATTATGAAATACATATAATTAAACAAAATTTTAAATAATCAATTTTTTTTATAAATAATTTTAATTAAATATAAAAAATTGATCATTAAATATATTTATATATTTATTTAAAAATTAAAAATGGATATTCAATCAATTAATTTAGTATTTACTGATTCATATAATCAAATTAATACTTTTTTTATTATTATTCATCATAACGGTATTTTAGAAAAATTGATGAATATGGATGATTTAATTTTATTTTTAACAAAAACAAAATGTATTATCAATGTGTTAACAATTAATATAACGGAAATAACAAATACAACATATAAAATTAAATTAAAGACTTTTTTTGATTTTATGAAAACTAATTTTAAAATGATAATTTATTTAAATATAATAAATATCCAAGCAATAGTATTGTTATTAAACGCTGAAATTCCAGACATTTTTTCGTATTGTAATATAACTTTTAATAATCCACGTGATGTAACAGACATTTCTAAATTAATAGAAAAATGTCCAAATTTATTACGTGTTGTATTATCAAATATGGGAAGATGTTTTAATGATTCCGAAATTAATATTATTAGTAAAAAATGTGATATTGAATATCAAATCAATATTGGTGTATATAATGGATATCAACTTACTATTGCTGGAATTGAAAATGAAGTCACCACAATATTAATACAAATATGTAAATTAATAGATTTTGGATGTTATTTTTATATTAATATATTAAAATTAAAGCAAAATAAGTATGCAAAAATAATAAATGCTATTAATGAATTTACATTTGCCAACGAAAAAAAAATGAATTACATTGAAAAAAATTATGAATTATTATCTATGTTTCAATTACCATTTTCTAAACTAATTGGTGAATTTATTTAGAATTAAAATTAAATTTTAATTCTAATTTTAATTTTAATTAGTATGAAAAAATATCATTTATAAATTTTTAGATATAAATTATATTATGGATAAAGAATCAGAATTAGAAAATACATATTTAATAAATGATAATTACATTTATCCGGATGTGGATAATATTGAAGATAAATCAGAAATATATGAACAAGAAAAAATTTTAAATAAAACTAAACAAAAAAAAATGGGTGTTTCAAAAACGAGTGATGAAGAAATTGAACCGCCATTTGATCCTTATAAAGCTTTTGTACGGAGAAGAGGATTAAATACATTTGAAAATAAAATGAGATTAAATACATATTATTTAAATGTTGATAGTTCACTAAGAGAAAAAATAGCAACATCAACAACAGATGATCAATATATATTAAATTCTAATGCAATGACAATGTATACAACCACTAAAAATACATTAGCAATAGTAATACCAAATAATTCATTAGAAGTGGGGGGAATTGTTGCTATAACTGGTTTAACCAAAACAGAATTGCATTTTAATTTAAAAACAATAAATTTAATTCCTCCATCTGAGGTTTATCAAATAGAATTTACAAATGGAAGCCAATATGTTAAAATTAAATATAATCCTAATATGTATGTTCCAATGCAAGCCCCAACAGTTTCAAGTGGAGCGATAACTCAATTTTTACATCAAAAAAACTTAACATTACTACAGACATTACCAACTAATTTATATATAGATTTAAGTGGATTTGTTGGATATCCAGACATGACAAAATTTCATAATATTCCAATTAATATTTTAAATGGTGTTCATCAAATATATTTTTATAATCCTGACAATAATGTTACATATAATGAATCAGTCGGTTTAATAACAGGATCCGTTACATTATCAGATCAATTTTATCCATATAGTAATAACGGATCTACAGTTCAAAATTATTTTTTTATTAAATTACCTTTTGCATTTAGTTATACAGGAAGCGTCACTCCCACGGGATATAATAATAAAATTAATATAATATTTAAACATATTGGAGGTGTTCCATATAATTATATTAATGCAAATTATCCGGTTGGTGAAGAATATGCAATAGGATATCATACAATTTTAGGAAAAACAACAAATGGTATAACTGTTGATTTACAATATACACCATATTATTCACTATATACAGCCGTTGGTGTTTCTACTCCAATATCATTTGGTAATGAAAACATTATAATAGCTAACATAACAAATATAAATCAAAATTACACTGATGCAAATCATTTTAAACTAACGTTAGGGGATACATATAATAATATTGTAAAAGTTGAGTTAGTAAGTTCAATATTTCCTAATTCCAATTATGTATTCAATTCTTCAAATTCAAAATTGTACTGGCAGAATTTAGATGATGGAGGATTATATTCAATAACGATTGATTATGGTAATTATACCTACTCCGAATTAATTACTGAAGTTGAAAGCAAAATATATGCAACACAAAAAGTAGTGAGTGATTCACATGGAATATACACACAAAATAATTATATTAAAATGTCAATAAATACAAAAACTAATTTAGTTAAATTTCAAGCATATAAAGAAGGATATTTAAATCTTCCAATAACGGGTATTGATCCACCAATATTACCGGATATTATACAAAATGGATCAACATATACATTAACTATTAATCATCCATATCATGGGTTTACAAGTCAAGATATTGGTACTAATATTATATTTTCTAATTTTGTAGAAACAAATGGTATATCTGCAAGTAATTTAAACGGAACACATGCAATTGTTTCCATTATAGATTCAAATTCATATACAATTCAATTAACACATATAAACATAGGTTCAGAAAAAACAAATACACGGGGTGGTAATGCTGTTTTGATTTATGTTCCAACAAAAATCAGAATGTTTTTTAGTTATTCAGATACAATGGGAGAAGAATTAGGTTTTAGAAAAATTGGATATTCAGATTCAATAACACCATTTTATACAACAATAACAAATCAAGGAGGATACATGTATGAGACACAAACAACATATGCAAGTGATGCAGTCAATTTAATTGGAAATTCTTATGTATTATTATGTTGTACGGAATTAAGTAATATAACACAAGTTGGAAAAATAACAACAATCAATAACATATTTTCAAAAATAAATTTATTTAGCGATGCAACAAAAAGTTTATCCGGAGGTGATACAAAACTTTTATATGATTCTTTTGTTTACACTCCGATCTATTATAATGATCCTATTTATATATCAGAATTAAATATTGATGTATATGATCCTGATGGAAATTTATATGATTTTAAAGGATTAGATTTTTCATTTGTTTTAAAACTAACTGTTATTGATGAAACACCAAAAGGAACATCCATTAATTCTGGATCTGGTCGTGAATATTAATTAAATATCGTTCCACCCATCCCACTCATTATCATTAAAATATTATATCCGCATCCCCATAACTTAATCGTTCCATAAACAACACCGGCTTGAATAATATTATACATATCATCATTTAGTGACATAATTATATGACAATCATCTAAAATACTAAAATTAGCACTACCTGATGGTTGTAAAAAATTAGGCATTAATCCAAAACCATAAAAATAATTACCATAATCTAATGATCCAACATATTTTTCATATGGTTGAACTGAATTGTAATAAATTTCATCTTTTTCATTTTCTCTAACACGTCCATAAAATTTTAATTTTATTGATGTGAAAAATTCATTGAATGTTGAATATGTATAATCATTCCATGTCATATATGATTGATATGTATTTGGATTTGATGTAAATTTAACATTCCATATAAGATATTTAATGGAATGCATTAAATTTAATTTCATATCAAATTCTTGTGAATCCATAAATAAATTTGAATTAATAATAAATGGAATGTTGTAGACATATTGTTCTATTAAATAATTTTGTCGTGTAGTTATGAATATTTTTCTCTCATCATCATCTAAATAAATAAATTGACATAATAATCCGCATTTTAGTTTTGGTTTTGTAACTAATTGATAATTAAATGATGTTGGGGATATTTGTAAAACCTGTTCAAGAGCCCTTAATTTAAATCTAACTGTTACATCAGTATACAATAAAGAAATTAATGGTAATGAGTTTCCATCATCTTTACAAAACCAAAATCTCATTGGGATATATAATTTTGTTATGCTCCTTTGTGATGATGATAAAGTAGTCATTTCAGTAGTATTTCCTATTAATTTATTATATCCTCGTTCCTGTTCTTTTGTATCTTGAATTAAATGTAATAAATGTAATAATTCATCAGTATGTGAATCAATAAGTTTTTCTCCAATTTTTATATCAACTAATTCAATAATTCTATGTCCTAATTCTGGGACATATTGAAAACTTGGTGTTGCACTACTAATTAGTGTAACAATTTTATTTTTAGTTGCAATTGTATTTAATAATAATGTTTGTGATGTTGATATTGTTGATTCTAATAAATTTATTAATGTTTCTTTAGTTTCTGCAAAATCTTTATAAACATATTTTAATAAAAATGATAAATGAGTGTTACTTGTTATTATTAAAACAATTATATACATAATAATATTTGAATATCCATCAAAATTATTGCATAAGTATTCACCATATGGATTTGTGTACATGCTTTGTGAAGTAATATAAGGTTGTAATGCTGTTGTTAAATATTCAAATGCTAAATGTATAACCGGCTCACCACCAATATCATAAATAACATCTTTATATTTATTAAACCATGTTTCTAAATTTGTAAATAGTGAGCCTGTATATGGATTTGGTCGTAAGGGTAATAATACATTTGTATTAGCTTTAAAAAACTGGTAATAAATACTTTCTAGAGTAGGAAATATTGGAGCTACAACTACATTAAGAAAATCACTGATATATTTAATATCTGTTGAATTATAAATATCCATTTGTGTTAAATATGGCATTGGTGATAATGATTGGTATCTTGTTTCAATATCCCAATATGAACCTAAATAACTTGTTAATAATGGATTTAGTGTATCGTACATTAAATATTGTAAATACTGATTTGTTGATCCTGTAGATGTAATATATTTATAATGCACGCTATTAATGAATAATAATGTTAATACATATTCTAATTCTGGTGATGGTACAAAATTAGTAGTTGTCATATGTACATAAAAAAAATATGGTGCATATATTAAATTTGGTGGAGTTGGTGGCACTGTATCGTCTTTATATCCAAAAGCAAGAGTATCATTAATAAATAAATCATATCCAAATTTAAGATTTGAATATCCTTGTGAATAAACTATCAAATATGATTCCGTTGAATTTAGATGTGTATATGGAACAACATATGTATTATTAACAATTGAACCAACGACTTTTGTAATCATATTTGTACAAGCTGTTTCATATCCGGCATCGCCACGTGTCATTGAAATATAATTTCCATCTGTAGTTAAACCCGCGAATATCAAGTTATAATCAGTTATTATGTTTGTTGTTGTTCTATATGTTATATCGGTTCCTAAAATATAATTTATTGTTGTGTTAAATCTTGTTATTGTATCGCTTAATCTATTATTATATACTGTCGCTATAGCATCTGAATATAAACCGGATGCTAATGAAGAATCAAATTCAAATGCTATTCCCGAGCTTGAATGATTAGTATAATTAAAAATTCTATTTCTTGAATTATATGTAGCAAATGGAATTATTGTTCCTTGAAATGTATCAACCATTTCATTGACTATTACTTTCAATGATGCAATTAATTCTGGATCAACTACAAATGTATCTATTATATCATTATATCTTTGTTTAAAACTACTACAAATCCATGGTATACATGAATATTTATATGTTCCTACTTGTACTAAAACTCCTCCAACAACTTGTGTATATTGTGGTGATACTCCTTCTGGTCTAAATAACGACATTAAAATATAATTACTTCCATAATTGTTATTTAATTGTGTTAAATAATCTAGATCATTTATAGCTAATTCTGTATCATTACATATAACACGTTGTGATGTGTATTGATATAAATGATATTTTAATAACGCGTCATCGGCAGTTAAAAATGTTCCGTCTGTTCTTTCATCATTATCAATTAAATTCAATGCTTGTTTTATTGCTACTGTAATATCAGCATTAGTGTAAATATGTGCACCATTAGTTATTTTTGTTATCTTACTTAATAATTCATTTACTAAAAAAGGTATATCTCTTACTGTTAAATAAGGAATATAATTCATTATTACATTTTTTGTAAATGATGTTGGAAATAATGCATAATAATTATTACCATTGTTAATTGTTGTATTGCTAAGGCGTCCTTTCATAACTGTTTGATTGACATTAACACGAAGCCATATTTGAAAATAATTTATATAATCTATGTAACTGCTATTTCCATATGCCGTTATTGTATCTGTTACAAAATCATTTAAATGATCTTCATTTTCTGAAAATCTATATGAATATTTAGGATATGGATCGGCTATTAAAACGATATCTGATGCGCCTGTATAATCTTTTCTTACTGTAACATAAATTGGTGCTGATGAAATTGTTGATAACACATCATATATTTTATCATTTAAAGGGCCTGATTGTTTAGTTATGCTAGAAAAAATATTTGATTCATAATAATAATTTGAATTATCATTTGCAAATTTTTTGAAAAATCCTAATCTAAAACGATTTGTATTTATTGTTGTAAATTTTGAATTTTGAAATAAAGTCATGATATTTTCATAACTTTTAAATATAACATACATATTGTATTGTAATATTTGTACTAAATTATTTCTTGTTAATTGAAATTGTTCTGATGATGTTATTGTATCATTGTCGGAATTATCATTCATATATTTGATATAAATATCATATGAATCTAATTTAGTATAATCATATGGTACTCCGCCTACATAAATAAACATT